GCGGCGTAGAGGTTCAGGTCGCCACCACCACCCGCGAAACCAAGGTCGACCAGCTCGGGGAGACCGTGGTGAAGGAATACATCACCGGCCGCAACGTATCGGTGAAGGTGCCATTGGCAGAAGCGACCGTGGACAACATGGTCGCCCTGATGCCTGGCGCCACCAAGGTGGTCGATGCAACGGACCCGACCAAGATGCGCGTCGACGTGGCGGTGAGCCCGGGCTTCGACCTGCTCAAGGCCGCCAAGCCTCTGGTTCTGCACCCGGTGCACCTGCCGCTCGAAGACAAGTCCGAGGACTTCACCGTCAACCTGGCCAACTGCGCCGGCGAACTGAACTTCGCCTACCAGCTGGATCAAGAGCGGGTGTTCACCTGCAACTTCAAGGGCTACCCGGACGCAGAAAAAGGCTATCAGCTGTACAGCTATGGCGACCCGGATGCTGCTGCCTAATTTTTGGGCCGTTATGGTAAGCAAGCACTGACTTACCTTATACTAAAGGCTCCTTTTTGGAGCCTTTTTATTTCACACACGCACGAGGATGACCCATGGCAGAGCAAACCAACTTTCTCAACCTGGACGACGTGGTCGAAGTCTCCCGCACGATCAAGCTGTTCGGCAAGACCTACGCTGTCGCCGAGGTAGGCCTGGGCGAACTTCTGGCTGATATCCGCGCGGCCGAGGCCGAGGCCGAGACTGCAGGCGACGACGCGGTTCGGAACATGGAGGGAATGCTGGACGTGATCGAACGGCGTATCCCCGGCTGCCCGCGCTCCGAGCTTAACCGCCTCAGCTCGCCCAAGGTCATGCACCTGTTGAAGTGGCTGAACAAGAGCCCTGAGCAGGCCGCCGCCGAAGTGGCCGCCTCGGCCGAAAAAGAGCAGACGGCAGGCGAAGGCGCCGAAGCAAAAAACTGAAAGCCCCTCCCCAGGCGGGAGGGGTGCAGATCGACGCCCCGTACATCGTCGCCCGGCTGATGCGCTTCTACGGCATGAGCTGGGCCGACGCGTTGCGAATGCCCGCTACACGGGCGTGGACGCTCTACAGGCAGATCGACCGGCTGGAAGCCGAGGAGGATCTCCGCCAGACGAGCAATATCCGCGCTGCCAACTCGCCCGACGCCGGCGCCTTCCGTGAACACATGGAGAGCCTGGCAAAACGAATCGGCGACCCGGTGAAGTCCGTAGGGCCGCTGAATACCGAGCGGGACCCCGATGCCGGGGCGAAGCTCAAGAAGCTGGCAGCACTGAGAGGATAGAATGTCGAACCCGATTTCCGTCGAACTGGTCCTTGACGACAACAACTTCGTCGTCAACCTCAAGCGCAACGGCCAAGTCCTCAACCAGCTCACCACCGGCGTCGAACGCGCCGATCGGGCGGTGCGCAAGGGTGACGAGGGCATTAGCAAGTACGCCCACGGGATTCGGGGCCTCGCTGTCGATATCAGTCTGGTACACCAGGCGCTTCTCGCCGCCCGCCAGGTCCTGTTCAGCTGGCAAGAGTCGATCATCAAGGCCAACGCGCAATTTGAGAAATCGGGCGTGCTGATGGAGGGCATGGAGAAATCCACCGATGCCACGACCAGAGCGCTGCGCGGCCAGGCCCAGGTTCATTTTATGATCCAGAAGGCCATGTCGAACCCGTTCGGCATCGAGGCCATCCAGGATTCAATGGTGAAGCTCAAGTCGGTGGGCCTCGACCCAACTGCCGGCGCGATCAACGCCGTGGCGTCGGAGATGGACAAGCTCGACGAGAGTAGCGCCGGTGCCAAGAATTCCACCGTGAATATTCAGGCCCTGTTCGACGCGGTGGCCCGGTTTGGTGGCTCTGAGGAGCAGCTCAAGCGGGCCTCCATCGCGATCCAGCAGATGGCCGGCAAGGGCGTGATCTCCATGGAGGAGCTGCGCCAGCAGCTCGGTGAGGCCATCCCCAACGCCGTAACCGTCTTGGCTGACGCCGTAGGCACGAGCTATCAGGAGCTGGTCAAGCAGATCGCCCTGGGCCGTGTGCAGGCCAAGCCCGCCCTCATGCTCATGTTCCAGGAGCTGGAGGCGCAGGTGGGCGGCAGCGCCGAGCGGATGATGGAGACCTGGGACGGCATGCTGGCCCGGTTTATGACGTCGCTGGACCTGTTCAAGAAGGGCATCGGTGACGCCGGGTACATGGACGCGCTCAAGCGCGAGCTGCAGGTCATCACCGACTTCCTGAACAGCGAGTCGGGCATGCAGCTGGCCCAGGATATCGGCCAGCTTCTGACGATGGGCCTGGACGGGTTCCAGGAGCTGCGCGAGTTCATCGCCGAGAACAAAGAGGAGCTGGCTGCGTTCGGTGAAGTGGCCAAGGTCGTCGGCGGCACCTACATCGCCATCAAGCTGCTGGGCGGTCTCAACGCCATGCGCGTCAGCCTGGGCAGCCTGCTCCCGCTGTTCGGCCAGGCCCGGCAGGACCTGGGCATGCTTCGCCTGGTTGCGGGTAGCTTCGCTGGCGACATGGCGAGAGCCACCGGTGCGATGGGCAAGGCCCGCACCATGATGGGCCTGCTCAGCATCGCCACCGGCGCCCTCACCGGCCCTATCGGCATCCTTCTGACCGCCCTGGGGGTCGCGGCCTCCGTATGGCTGTCCGAAAGCGAAAGCATCAGCGAGAACACCCAAGAGCTGATCGACAACGCGAAAGCCCGCGGCACCGTCACTGAGGCCACCCTGGCAGACCTGCGTGCCCAGCAGTCCGTTGTGGTCGCCGAGCGCGAGGAGCTGAAACGGGCGGCCGCCGCACGCAGCGTCGAGTTCCAGGAGCAGTACGGCGCCCGGGCCGTGGAAATGCTGCAGCAGGATCGTCAGTTCCAGGCGATGACTCAGCAGATCCAGGGTTACAACGACCAGCTGCGTGAAATGGACGCGCTGATCAGCGACGGGGTGCAGGGCACCTCAGAGCGCGCAGCGACCCGTGCTATTCAAGCGGCCCAGCGCGCTGTGAAAGACGGTCTGCAACCCCTGCGTGACGAGTACAACCAGGTCGTCGAGGACACTTACAGGGCGCAGCTAGCGAGCAAAGACGACGAAGTCCGCAAGGCAGCCCGACTGGAAATGGATCGGCTACAGGCGGACATGCGTCGCGCTGAGATCGCGCTGTGGGAGGAACAGGAGAAAGCCGCCCAGAGCGCCTATGAGCGCATCGTCAAGGAATCAGGCGCCTCCAGCGACGCCGCCCAGCGCCAGAAGGCCACCCTCACCGGCGTGTCCCAGGAGTTGCAGCGCCTGCGCGAGCAAGCCGTGTCCACCGGCGCGTCGTTGCGCGACCAGGTATTCACCGGTGGCGGTGGCGGCGACAAGAACAAGCCCAAGATCGAAACCAAGCTCACCCAGCTGCAGGCGAAGCTGGTTCAGATCAAATCAGAGATCGCCGGCGTCTCCCGGGAGTCCGCAAAGGCCCGCGGCGCTCTCGACGCTGTGTTCCCGGACGCAGATCCGGCCAAGCGGGCCCGCTACGTTGAGCTGTCCGCTGCCGTCGACCTGTACAAGTCCCGCCTGGACCTGTTGAAGGGCGCGCAGAAGGAAATCGCGAAGGGCGGCGAGACCCTCGGACTGCTGGCCCGGCGCAACGCTGAGGACCTCGCCTACGCCCAGGAGCGTCTGGCAAACCCGGATGCGGCAAACACCAGCGCGCGGATGCGCACCATCACTGCGGAGGTCAGCCGCCTGCGTGACCAGGCTGCCCAGCTGCGCGAGGTGGCCGAGTCCTGGGAAGACGGCGGCGTTGCGAATGCGCTGGCTGGCAACATCGAGCGCCTGGCGGCCGGCTACGAGCTGGCCGGGGATAATCTGCGCAAAGCCGAGCTGACCAGTCAGGTGGCGGATATCGCCGAGGCCTCCCGCCAGTGGGAGATCCAGTCCATGCGGTCCCGGGACCAGCTGAAACTGGCCTACCAGGAAGACATGGAGAGCATGAGCTCCATGATGGAGCAGCTCAAGGAGGAAGGTGCGCTCACCGAGGATCTCGCCACCTCTCTGGGCGAGTCGATGGCTGCGCGCACCAAACTGTACGCCCAGGAATCCAAGAGCAGCCTGGAGCAGCTCGCCGACGATTGGGCCGACATCAGCACGCAGATGGACAACGCCACGGTGAGCTGGGCTCAGTCCGGTGTGGACGCCCTGACCGACTTCGTGATGACCGGCAAAGCCAGCTTTTCCGACCTGGCACAGTCGGTAGTCCGCGACCTTATCAAGATCCAGATCCAAGCCCAGCTCTCTGGCCTGCTCGGACAGATCGGCGGGTCGTTGTTTGGCGGCGCTGCGTCTGCTCCGTCCGGCGGCTACGGGATCGACACCAGCATGAACTGGGGCAACGCCAACTTCGGAACCGGGACCAGCACCCCGCTGTTCGGCGGTGCCGCTTTCGCTAATGGCGGGATTATGAGCGCCGCCGGCGCCCTGCCCCTTCGCAAGTACGCAAGCGGCGGGGTCGCCCGCACTCCCCAGCTCGCACTCTACGGCGAGGGCAGCAAGCCGGAAGCGTTTGTGCCCCTGCCCGACGGCCGGACCATCCCGGTGACGCTGCAGGGCTCCGGTGACGCTGCAGGCCAGCCGTCCATGGACGTTCAGTTCAACCTGATCAACCAGAGCGGCCAGCAGGTGGACGCCCAGGAATCGGGCCGCCGGTTCGATGGCAAGCAGATGATTCTCGACGTTGTGCTCAAGGCGGCTTCAACCCCGGGCACCTTCCGCAGCGGTTTGAAAGAGGCAGTACGAAAATGAGCAACTTCCCTCCCGCCGGCATGGCCTCCAAGGAAGACACGGCGTTCTTCTCGCACTCCATGAAGGATGACGTCGAGCGCTCGGAGACCGACGGCGGCTACGACTACTCGCGACCCCGGTCCACCCGCCCGCCTACCCGGCTTTTTGAAACCGGCTTCACGGATATCAGCGACAGCGACAAGGCGCTCCTTGAGCAGTTCTACGAGGGGAATCGCGCCTCGATCTTCACCTGGACGGACTGGACGAACGGTGTGGAGTACCAGGTTCGGTTCGCCGAGCCTCTGACTTTCACCTATACCGGTATGGGCCCTACAAGGCGCTGGAATACGCAGGCAATTAAGCTCCGTCAGGTTTGACAGTAAGTCAGCACTTACTTACTATTTAGGGATGCCCAGATCCCTCTCCAGCGCCACCTACATCGACAAGAACCGCATCGCCTCCGATGTGGTTTACGTCATGTTGCTCAAGATCACGGTGCGCGACCCGAATACGGGCCTGGCAATTGAACAACTGCACGTCACCAATGACGGTCAGCCCTTCGATTTCAACGGTGCCACCTACGATCCCCTCCCCTTCGAGGTCAGCTTCGACGAGAAGGCCGGCGAGGAGGGCAACGCTACTCTGTCCATCAAGGACATTGAGGGCACCGTAAAGGCCAAGACCAATCACGTCGGTGGCGGCGTGGGCTCCAGCGTCAAGATGATGCTGGTCAACTCCAAGCTGATCGCCCGCCAGGCCAGTGAAGCCCTGCCTTCCAACGGGTACATGGAGGTCGAGTACGACTGGACAGTGAAGAACGCCACCACCGACGACTTCGCCGTCACCTGGACCCTGGGCCTTCCCAGCTTTATGAGCGACCGCTTCCCGGGCCGAACCGCGATGCGCGACCGCTGCCCCTGGAAGTACAAAGACCCCGACACCTGCGCGTACACCGGCCCCCTGGAAAGCTGCGATTACAGCTACCTGGGCGACAACGGGTGCGCCGCCCACGAGAACACTGAGCGCTTCGGTGGGTTCCCGGGGATCGCGTCCGAATGATCACGAACGAGCAGTTGGCCGACCTGATCGGCAAGCCCTACAAGCGCGGCGGCCGCGGCCCCGAGGCCTTCGACTGCTACGGCCTGGTCATGCACCTGATGGCCCTCGACGGCATCCACATCCGCGACTACACCAGCCCGGAGAACCAGGCGGTGGTCGCCCACCTGATGATGAAAGAGCTGCGCCTCTGGGACCGATGCGAACCCAAGCCTGGCGCAGGCGTCATGTTCCGGCTGCCCATGGGCACCCACTGCGGCTACGTCCTTCCCAACGAGCGGTTTATCCACTGCTGGGAGCACTCCGGGGGCGTCGTCATTGAGCGCCTTTCCCTTTGGAAATCAAGAGCGGTTGGATTCTATGAGTATCGGCGAGACCAGCAAGGTTAATGCGGTCAGCGTAGACCTGCAGGATTTTCGCCCCAACCCCTTCGTTGAGGCGTGCCGCCGGGCTATCAAGGAGGCCTCTGGCGAGGTCACCCTGACGTCCTTTGCGGACCCCCTGGGCCTGAGCGGTCGGGTCTCTACCACCACCCCCGCGCGCGCCTTTGCCGTCGTCGCCGACTACATCGACCCGGGCCTTAACCTGGACGACCTGGTGATTGTGCACAACGGGCGCAATATCGCCCCCGGCGAAGCCCAGCGGGAAGCCGTGCGCCCCGGCGACATGATCTGCGTGGCCCCGGTGCCCCGTGGTGGCGGTGGTGACGGCAAGAGCGTCATGCGTTTGGTTGCGTTCGCTGTCTTGGCCGTTGTTGCGGCCCCGGTCGCCGGGTTATTGGCACCCGCAGGCATGGGGGCCGCAGGCCTGGGCCTGATCCAGACCGGCGTAATGATCGGCGGCGGCATGCTGATCAACTCACTCATGCCCCCGGAAGTGCCCACGCTCGAACAGCAGCAGTTCGAGGATGCCAGTGCCACCTATTCTATTTCGGGTCCCAAATCCACGTCTGCGGAGGGCGTCGCGGTCCCAATCGTATACGGCCGGCACATCGTTGCGCCCAACCGGATCTTGATTCGGACGTCGACCTCTGGGATCGGCTCCGTTTTTAACACCTGGACCCAGGACCAGTGGCTCCACATGGTTTTCGCGCTGGCCGAAGGCGAAATCGCCGGCATCGAGGATGTACTCGTTAATGACACGAGCGTCGAAACCTTTCAACCCGAAGACTATGTTCTCGACTGGCGACCCGGTGTCGTCGACCAAACGCTCGACAGCGACTTCCAGTTTAACAGCCGCACCATCCAGCACGGCGTGGAGCTGTCGCAGGACTGGTACTACTTCACCACCTCCGATGACGTCACCAGCCTGAACATTGGCGTGAACTTCCCGGCGGGCCTGCTTCGTCGCACCGAGCAAGGTTATGCCAGCGCTTACACGGTCAACTTCGAGATTGAGTATAGAGCGGCCGGCTCGGATGCCGAGTGGACGGCGCTGCCCACATACACTGCGGACACCGGCGGCCTCGGCCCCGACAAGCCGGGCGGTGAGGAGCTGCGTTGGGCATCGCAGTACAATCTCTCCGACCCCCACTTCTCCTATGAGGAATTTGAGGACTCGGTTCTGAACGGGCCGGTGGGCGTGCCGGGATACCCGGACTACGACCCCTACCCTCCCGGCTCTGTAATCTACGCGGGCTTGCGGGGCGACATGGTCCTTAACCGCGGGGGTGGCAAGTCGGTGGTGATGCCCACTCCCGGCGAGATAGCCCGGGATATGACCAAGCAAGGGTATCAACCCAAGCAGTTCTATTACGGCTGGGACGGCCAATCGCGGAATCGGGATGGCAAGAAGAGAGTTGCTTGCGTCGGCGTTTCCTTTGTTCTGGCCGGCTCCAGCACCCCCAGTGCCACGGGGTCACAGAACTCCGCGCTCTTTCGGAATTTCCAGTCCTTGCCGATCGGCCTGGGGACCTACGAGGTTCGCATGCGGCGCACCAGCGCCACGAAGATGGATACCTCCCCTGAGAAGTTCCAAGACCGTGCCGTCATCCAGGAGGTGCTTGAGCAGCTACCGCAGGAGATTCGGTACATCCACACCGCCCTGCTGGGCCTGGCCATGCGCGCCACCAAGCAGCTCGCCCGCGTGCCCAATGTGACCTGCGTGGTCGCCGGCCGTCTGGTCAAGATCCGCTATTTCGACGAGGCCACCGGTCAGTACGACTGGACCCGGGGCTGGAGCGATAACCCGGCCTGGATCGTCTACGACATCCTGACCGGTGCACGCATCAACGGACGGCCGGTGCCCGAGTCGAACATTATGATCGACGGCTTCCAGCAGCTGGCCGATTACTGCGAAGCCAACGGGCTTAAGTTTAACGGCGTCTTCGACCGGGTCGGCCGCAATCGGTGGGACTGTGCTCAAGACGTTCTCCGCGTCGCCCACGCGCAGCTCATTCGCATGGGCGACCGCTTTGGCGTCGTCTTCGACCGCCCGGACGTGCCGGTGATGCTGTTCAACTCCACGAACACGCTCAAGGGCACCCTGCGCACCGAGTGGCTCCCGATGGACGAGCGGGCGAACACGGTGGAGATCACCTATTTCGACGCGGAGGATGGCTATAAGCGCAAGATCACCCGGGTATCCGTCGAGGATTCGGACGCCCTGGGGACCGCCGTTCAGCCGGTGAAGCTGGAAGTGGTGGGCATTTCCAACACCGAGCAGGCCGTTAAGTACGCCGCGTACAAGCTGAACCAGAACCTGCTGCTGCGCCATACCGTCACCTTCGAGGCGCCCATGGACGCCCTGGCGCTGACCCTGGGCGACCTGTTCTATTTTCAAAGCGACGTCGCCGACTGGAATGCCGGCGGTCGCCTGGTCTCCGGGTCCACCGCCACGCGCCTGCAGCTGGACCGCCCCGTCACCATCGAAGCCGGTCAACCCCACCAGGTTCTGGTCCACTTTGACCAGGTGGAAGTCGGCCGGGGTCAGGTGCTGAACTCGCTCGGCACCTACGTCGTCCTCGACGGCTACAGCGGTGAGCACGCCAACATCCTAACCGTCGATGGCGTGGAGCACCGGGTCGTCGACACGGTTGAGCTGGACGGTCAGCCCGGCGTGCAGCTGGACTCGGTGGTGAGCTTCAACGCCGGCGACCTCTACACCTTGGTGAGCTTCGACCACATCGAAGTCCGCGACGTCACCACCCCGGCCGGCACCGTGGAGGCGCTGGATCTCGCCGAGCCCCTGAGCGGCACGCCCGAGCCCCTGACCAAGTTCGTCGTGGGCCCGGTCGACACGGCCAAGCGTATCTACCGCGTCGCCGAGATCCGCGGTGAGGGCGCGGACAGCCGCGAGATCAAGGGCATCGAGTATAACGAGCGGGTCTTTGAGTACGACGGCACCGTCGCCGACGTCATTTCAGGGCCGCCCGTGCTTGTGCTGCCTGTAACGGACCTGACCTGGTCCGAGAACCCCGACGCCGCAACACAGGGCGCCGTGGCGCGCGTTCGCCTGGAGTGGAAGGCTGAAC